AAAGATTCTTTCATTACGTTGGCGTAGAGCCTGTCGAATACGGATTTTTGTCTCATAAAATTATTTAAGCTGCTGCTAATTATTTTTCTACTTTCTTTTAAACTTTCTTTAGTTTCTTTCTTATTCTGATTAGCTTTACAGTGCTTGCACTTATTACACTTACAACCTTTTTCTGCATGTACACATGTTTCTTCATCCTCGCCACGCATGCATGCTTCCTCGTCCTCTTCAGATAATTTATCTATATTATATAAATTTAATTTTTTTTGTTTATCTGTCAAGCCTCTTTTATCTACTAATGCTTTTTTAAATCCTCCTTTCTCTTGAGGTCCACCGTCCTTAAGAGGAGCATCACCGATGGTGTTAACTCCTTCAGCTACAGTCTTTACTTTATTGAGGATGCTGCCATAGGCATCTCCTAATGAATTTAACTCTTTACTTTTAGGTCTTGACATATAACTATTTATATAATATGCCCTCAAATAATACAAAAAGTGAATACTATTTAGGAAATCCTAACTTACCTAATAAACACTGGAAGGAGGAATATACAAGTGATATGGTTCGTCATATCAAAAAGAGTAAGGTTAACTTACTGCATTTTGCTGAAAACTTTTTTTATATTATTGATCCAGATGAAGGTAAGGTAGTAATTGAATTATTTCCTTTTCAAAAAAGAATGTTACGTACTCTACGAGATAATAGAAATGTAATATTGCTTGCTTCGCGTCAGGTAGGCAAGACAACAATGCTATCTATATACGCACTGTGGGTCGCTTGTTTTAATGAATATCAGAATATTGTTATTGTTGCTAACAAGGAAGCTACTGCTATTGAAATTTTCAGACGAGTGAGGTTAGCATATGAGGAATTACCTAACTGGCTTAAACCAGGCGTTAGAGAATATGGCAAGACCTCGTGTGAGTTTGAAAACGGGTCGCGTATCAGTATTAGTACTACAACAGGTTCGGCTGCCCGGGGTGCATCTATTAATTGCCTTATCGTTGATGAGATGGGGTTCGTAGAACCTCAGTCTATTTTAGAAGACTTCTGGCGATCAGTGTTTCCTACCATTTCACGCTCTAAGAAGTCAAAAGTACTAATAGCCTCTACACCAAATGGTACAGATAACTTATTTCATAGACTATTTTCAGGAGCCGAAAAGAATGAAAATGGGTTTGTTTATGAACGAGTAATATGGTCTGATGTGCCAGGCCGAGATGAACAATGGAAGTTAGAGCAGGTAAAAGCACTCGGTAGCATGGATTCGTTCCTTCAGGAATTTGAATGTCAATTTTTATCTACAGGTGATTCGTCTATTGACGAGGGATTATTTTATGAGTTATCTCAAAAGTGTATACCTCCTAAGATAGTATTAGATGACGGTCATTATAAAATCTGGGATGAACCTGACGCATCCCGTTTATATGTTGTTGGTGTTGATATATCTGAAGGTGTAGGTGTTGATGCTAGTGTAATCCAGATTTTAGATATTACTGATATTAAAGATATAAAACAAGTTGCGGTGTATCATAATAGAACTATACCTCCGTTAGAGTTTACTAATAAATTATATGCTATATTACGTAACTGGGGTAGCCCGCTTGCTTTAATAGAGCGTAATAATTGCGGTGCTCAGGTGGTTGATAGAATAGGTTTTGATATGGGCTATGAAAAAATTGTCTCTTATGGTGCGAAGGAAGCTAACCGTAACCGTCCTCAGTTAGGTATGATAGCTCATACTAATACCAAATACAAGGGTATTATGAATATGAGATATTTTGTAAATGAAGTAAAGACAATAGAATTTAGAGATATAGATACACTAAAAGAGATGAAAGATTTTGTGAGACACCCTAACGGTGTTTGGCGCGCTAAAAATAATACTCACGACGATAGAGTAATGTCTCTCATGTATGCTCTATATATACTAGAGAAAGATCTGACAGATAGGTACTTCGATATCTTGGAGTTAGATAGTCAAGGAAAGCCTTGTTCTATAGAGCCTATGGATTTTGGTGTACGGATGTTTGAAGACCCTACTTCAATATATTTGGATAATAGTGTAGTAGATTCAAACGCAATAGGACTAACTCCTATAGTATTTGGTATGGATGATACAACAGATACTAGCGACTTAGATGACTTATTAGCTTCTGGTTGGGTCAATCTTGGTTAAATACTATTATGTCATCTAATTTTTATACACAGTCATCACTTAACAAATCACGTGTTGATAAATTCCGTATGGTGTTTACCATACCTTTAGCGTTGCGGAAGATTAATAAGCGTAGCGAAAGATCTACTAATACTTTAAAGGAAGAGTCAATGCAGCTATCGATCTACGGCACTATTGTGCCAGAGATTGTAGTACCTGCACTACTAGTTAGATACACTGGCAGCACCTTATATACATCTACTCATCAGAAAGCACCCTACCCAGCAGTAACGGTAAAGTTTACAGTAGATAATGAATATAACAACTACTGGGTTATATACAAGTGGTTAAATTTACTACACGATGAAAAGACAGGTACATTCGACAAAACTAATTTAATAAGTGATGATGTCTTTTTAGATTATCAAACCGATATATCGATATATGGTTTAGATGAATACGAGAATAATAGAATTAAATTTACCTACACAAAAGCAGTACCAACAGCTGTAGGTCAAATAACATACAACTACAGAGAAGCCGCGGAGATAGAATCGGCGTTTACATTTGTATACTCTCAACTACACACAGAACTTTTAAACACATAGTTTTGAAAACTTGACTAGAAAACCATAAATATTTGTATGTCAAAACGAATGATACAATCACCAGGGGTGGAGATTAATGAGATAGACTTATCTCTTAGACTACCGACTCCTGCAGGTACTACAATTTATGCTACTGGGTTTAGTGATCAAGGACCAGTTGACGAGGTTATACAGGTCTCTAGTATAAATGAATTTGAGCAAATATACGGTTTACCAACAACTCCTGCAGAGAGGTATTTTTACCATACCGTTAAAGCCTGCTCACAAACACAAGCTAAGCTACTTGTAAATAGGCTACCGTACGGTCTTAGTGCGGGTGATGGGTTTGGTTCCTATGTTTCGGTATTAGCCTATCCAGCAATTACCACTCGAACTGATTTCAATTCTGCAGGCGATACAGTCTTTACAGAGGTAACAACTTTTTCTAATACTGCTTCTAGTAATCAAACATATACATACTTCGTCGGAGCTCCTAAACAGCTTAACTTAACGCAGACAGAATACTCGCAGTTACTAGCAGGCGTGTACGGATGGGGTAACGGTAACACATCTACAGCTTTTCTTAGTGACGGTAACACATCTACAGCTTTTCTTAATTCAACTACATTATCAGCTGCTATAAATTCATCTGCGTTTCTTATTGTTAATAAGGGACAAACAACAATTAACAGCAAGGGTCATGGTTACTATATTGGTCTAGCTGATAACACTGCAATTAACCCTGCTAGTGCATATACATCAATTCTTGAAGCATACACAGTAGCTACTTCAGCTGTTACAACTGGTATTACAAAAGGCAGTTTAGTGAAAATACCTAATGCTAGACTTGATTTCACTCTTTCGGCAGACCCAGGTTACACACAAGGTAGTGTATCTCAGATATTAGAGGAAGGTGTAACTACATACGACATTGGAAATACTTTTTACGATGATACATTAAATATAGGCTTATTTAAATTACGTGAATCAGGCTTTTCAAATAGTTTTAATAGTAATTCATTAAGCTACATTTTAGAAGAAAAGTATAATGGATCTATTGGATATGATCGTTCACGTCCTAGTAACGACGGACGACCCGTTAACTTCTTCTTAGAGAACGTTGACAGCGCTTCTCGTAATATTGAGATACTAATTAATCCTAATATATCTAATTTAAATTCAACTGTACCTTTAAATGGTGATGGTTCACCAAAGCGTAGAATTCGTATGCTAACCCAGCAGCTACTCAGTATTATTACAGCGGCATCTGGCTCAACAATCGTCGGGGCGCAGTCAGGTCAAATTGTTAACTTCATTAGTAGACTAAGTGCTGCTGATGCGTTATTTCCTCTTGGTGCATATAATGGAGTAGATAACAGTAGTAAGATTATTGGTGAGGTTCCTACTAAAGTCTTTCGTGCTTTAGAAGGTATACGTAACTCTGATATATATGATGTAGATATTTTAGTTGAAGGGGGATTAGGTACTATATATACTACTACTAAATGTAACGGAGCTATGACTTTTAGTGATGTTGTACCTGTTTCAGCTATAGATACCTTAAGAACCTCAAACGATCTAACTGTTCCAACAGCTAGAACGAATTATACTGAGTTGTTTAATCAGTTTGCTAATTTTGCTGGGCCTCCCAAAGATGGTGGTCGTGGTGATATGTTATTTATCGCTGACCCGCTGCGGCAAATTCTCGTAGTAGGTCCGAGATCTAAGATACTATCTGATAAGACAAAGATCTTTACAAGAGATGTATATTGGGCTCTTCGACATCAGTTCGAATTATGCAATACCTCGTATGCTGCCGTATATGCCAACTACTTACAAGTAATAGACGGGAGCAGTGGTGTTGATATTTACGTACCTCCATCAGGGTTTGTAGCTGCTAAATTAGTAGCTACCGATTCAGAAATTGGCCCATGGGGTGCACCTGCAGGCTTCAACAGAGGTATAATTACCAATGTAACCGATGTAGCCATTACACCTAACCAACATCAACGAGATAGCTTATATCAAATCAACCTTAATCCAATTGCTACTTTCGCTGATCAGGGTATAGTTATTTTTGGTCAAAAGACACTACTCAAGAAACCAAGCGCTTTTGATCGAGTTAATGTAAGACGTACTTTCTTATATCTTGAGAAAGCTACTAAGTCTGTAATGAAGTTCTTCATATTTGAAAATAATACTTTATTCACTCGTACTCGTGTTGTCAATACCCTAACGCCTTTCTTCGAAAGAGTAAAAGCTGCAGATGGATTATACGACTACTTGATTGTATGTGATGAGAGAAATAATACTCCAGAGGTTATTGATAATAATGAATTAATTGTAGACATATATCTCAAACCTGTACGTACTGTAGAGTTCATTAGAGTTAACTTCTATGCTACACGCACCGATGCTAACTTTGAAGAGTTGGCTGGTGGTTAATTAAATTAAATACAGAGCCTATAGCAATATAGGCTCTGTCTATGTTCAGCACTTTCAAATACTGAAGAGTGGGTACTGTGTCGATTTAGTATATAAACTTTTTAATAAATCAACATAAAGATATAAATAATAATATGCCTGTAAATCAAAACATACAAAATTTTTATAGAGTAGCCGCAACTCGCGATTTCTCACGTGACTTTCTCTTTCGTGTAACAGATCTTAAATTAGCGGGATTAAACGCTATGACTGAAGATCAGTTGATCTATGCAAAAGGAGCATCACTACCAGGTCGAACAATAGGAAATATAGAAGTGCCTTATATGGGGTTAAACTTAAATGTACCAGGCAATGTTACATATAACTCTTCTAGTGACTTTAAATTAAGTTTTTATCTAGACGCTGATAGTTCTTTGAGATCTTACTTTGAAGAAGCCTCACGTAATTTATTCAATGATCAGACATCAACAGGAGCTTATAGTACCCCTGATAGAGATACATTTATTACACTAAGTCAGCTCGATAAGCAGCTCGAACCTATTTCTACATATCAATTAGTAGGTGCTTCAATTCGCGCAATAACTGACATAGCGTATAATATATCGGAAGGTAAGGGTGACACTGTTGATATAGATGTAA